CTAACATCGGTTTTAAGAAATAGCGGTTTAAGGCTTAATTTTATGTTAGTTTTGTGTTTGGTTAATTTGTATTTAATTAATAATTTTAGTGTACTTTTCCGCTACTTCTTAAAGCCGAGAACCGTTAGCCGCAAGCCTATTGGACGTGCTTAACAACACCGTTTTCATCAGGTTTACCCCATTTACGGGCTTTGTTAATTTCAAACTTTTCCTGAATGGCTTGGCAAATATCTTGGTAAGTCATTCCATCAGCAGCGGCACTGCCAAACAGCAAGAAAAAGCAATCAGCAAATTCCAATCTTCGTTCTGGGTTATTGCTTTTCAAATCAGAAACAAGTTCTTGCAGTTCCTCTGCTAAGTGAGCAATTTTACTTAGCGGTGTGGCCTGTCCAAAAGTTTGTTTTTGCCAAGCCGAAATTTCGTTGAATTGTTGTTCTGTCATTTTATGTTAGTTTGTGAGAAAGGCCAGCGGCTAACAGCGGTTTTGACTTATTGCCGTTTTCGGCTTCATTTGATGATTGTTTTGTACTTGTTTTCATTGTTTTTTAATTTAAAATTGGTCTTGTATTTTCGGCAACAAGACAAAGCCACGGGAACGTTGTACGAGATGCTACGAGAACACCCGACCATCAACACGAATATTTTGAGTTTGACCATTTTTTGCATTAATAGATATGGTAAAAGTTTCAAAATCAAAACCGCCTTTATCAAAATATTCTCTTAAATCTTTATACCCGTTTTCTTTAGCATATTTCTCAGCCATTTCATAAAAAGTATAAAGAATATTAGCAGTTATTTTTCCATTTCTATTTTTATATTCTGGATATGATGTAACTATATCATTTTCTTTTTTTGAAAATCTTAATGTTACTTTTTCAGGATTTCTTTTCATTTTTATAATTAAATTAGTTAGTAAATAGAAGCACCATCGCACAACAGCAGTTACACAATACCAGCCGAATCAACGCACCGCATAGGCTGGCATCGTATAGCTGCGGAACGTTATAAGCCATTTTAGGACACGACACAACACGACATTAAATCGTTAATAAACATATCTTCAGGTCTATTTAATTCCCAATCAAATTCACAATCGGCATAATCATAAATTTTAGGGACACCATTTAAAACTCCATACTCTAATTTTGGGTGTTTTTTTAATAATTTCTTAAAATCATCTGGCAACCAATCAACAATAATGCCTTCTTGGTTTTTTGAAACATCGTCAACCCTATCCATCCATAGAAAAATGCCATCTTTTAATTCGCAAGGACATAAATAAGGGTGTTTTGTTTTTTTCCAAATATATGCTTCTGATTGATTGTGAAAAACAGCTTCATTATCTTTTGGGATTTTATAAACCTTATCATCATATAATTCTACTATTCTATTACTGCCTTCTAATCTTATTTTACCAAACATTTTAATTAAGATTTGTGAAGAAAAACGGCTTATAACAGCACCTAACCAAAATTGGCGGTGTAGTGCTAAAATGAACTGTTGTACTTCGGTTAAACATTCGTTTTATTTTCAAGTTTTATGCTTCGTAATTGCCAACTTCTATTAGGTGCTGTTATAAGCCGTTTTGTTCTCTGTTTGACATATTGTTTTTAAATTTAATGATTACTGTATTTTTGTTGTTATCCGAGTACAAATATAGATCTATTTTCGATACAAAAATGTTAATATTTTGTTAAAATTAAAAACAAGTGCTAAATTAATCAATCTATACACTATCTTTGGTAAAAATTTAAAACAAGAAAATATTATGAAAAGAATTTTATTAACGTTGTTGAAACTGATCAACAACTGGACAAACCACCAAATTACGGCTAAAGAAGAAGCTGGTCAAATCCTAAAGTACATGCTATTAAAGAGCGATACTAAGAGGGTGATTGATGTTTACAAGGCTTTAAATGAATCTATCGAGCAGGAAATGGATAACCGAGCTTTTGAGGCTTTGAGAACTGCTAAGTTGATCCAAAGTGAATGGGGCGTTAAATCTATTGTTAAAGATCCTGCTTTCGACAAGCCCATTAATGATATAAAGGTAGCTTATGAAAGAGTTAATTAAGATGCAGGCAAATCCATCTGTCTTGTATGCAGTAAACTATGAGGTACATGAGGTCATGACCGTGTCAAATTATCAAAACGCAAATGACATCTTACACCTTGGCTATGTATCAAAAAAACGTATACTTGAAATAGACGATGTAGACGTAGGTGTTTGGCAGCCTAAAGGAACTAAATCAAAACAAATAAATAAACAATATGAGAAAACAAATTATTGAAATCTTCGAAAAAAAAATAGAAGATAGGACTTTAAAAACGGGCAATATCTGCCCGACCACTGTAAAAAACTGGAAGAAAAAAAATACCAGAATGTACATCGACAAGGTAGAAAAAGCCATGGAAGAAAACGAAATCCCCGAGCCTTTTTTTTGGAACGGCACTTACGACGGGCTTCTTGAAATCAATGCCGAGTGCGCTAAGAAGCTAGGAAAAAACAGTTTGAAAATCGAAATAACAATTAATCAATAGACCATGGACTTGTCAAAAACAATAATCCCAAAATCGGATCAGTTAAACGCTGATGATTTAATTGCTGGTGCAAAAACTATCAAAATTAGAGATATTAAAGCTGGAGCAGATGAGACACAGCCCGTTAGCATTTACTTCTATGGTGACAATAACAAGCCTTTTAAGCCATGTAAATCTGTTCGAAGAATATTAGTTCAATTATGGGGTGCTGATGGCTTAAAATACATCAATAGGAGACTTACTATTTACCGTGACGATAGTGTAAAGTGGGCGGGAGTTGAGATAGGAGGTATTCGAATTAGTCACGCCTCGCATATTGAAAACGCAACACGTGTACTGGTTACAACCGCAAAAAACAAACGCACACCGATGACCATTGAGCCTTTGCCATTGGTAGAGCTTAAGGATTTAGCTGGAGCAAAAAAAGCCATTCAAGAAAAAAAAGCGTCACTACAGGCTATTATTGAAAAGTATGATTTGACTAACGAACAACTAAAAGAGCTGCAAGATGGAAATAAAACAGTTTAAATGTAGAGCTTCACAGATTGGAAAGTTGATGACTAACCCAACAGGAAAAAGCAATTTGGAAAAATTAACAGAAGCCAGAGAAAAATTAGCTTCTTTAAAACTCAGGTACGAAAAAGCCGTCAACAAAGAAGCTAAAACTTTTGTCGAAATAAAAAACGTTAAAATTCCAGAAGTCGAAAGGGAAATCGCTATTTTAGAACCTATTAAATACGTTAAAGAACTAAGCGAAACAGCTAAATCTTATTGCAAAGAGTGGCTTATTTCGCAAATAACAGGCAAAGAAAAAGATATTAAATCAAAGTATCTTGACCGAGGTAAGGCGATGGAAGATGCTGCTATTGCAAGAATATCCAAGAATTACGGTGTTGATTTGGTTAAGAACACAGAACGGCTAGAGAATGAATATTTTACTGGCGAATACGACACCAAGAGTCCTGAAATAGTTATAGATGCGAAAGTACCGTATGATTGCTTTACTTTTCCTTTTTTTGATACACAAATAGACAAGGATTATTATGGCCAACTTCAAGGGTACATGGAGTTGACTGGCTTAAAAAAAGCCTCCTTATGTTATTGTTTAGAAAATGGAAGCCCTGAACAAATTGAAAAATTATCGTGGAAAATCGCTAAAGAAAAGGAAAAAGATGAGCCAGATATTGAAGATTGGGAAGAAGCCGAAAAACAACTTGATTATAATCATTTACCCGAAAATTTAAGAATAAAAGTTTTTGAATTTGAACGAGACAATGAGTATGTCGAAGAGGCAAAAGATCGTGTTTTGATGGCAAGAAAATACATTGAACAGGAATTATTAACACAAATAAAATAAATAAGATGGGTAAATTACTTTACGGAAGCATAGACTTCTCAAAATTATTAGAATTGGCCAAATCAGGGAATAAAGCATTTTCAAAGGCAGAAAACGGAAAAATTTATTTAAATTTAAACGTATGGATAAATGACACAAAAGATCAATACGGAAATGATGCAAGCCTTCAAACATCTTTTAAAGACGCTTCAAAAGAAGATAGATTTTATTTTGGAAATTTAAAAGTGAGCGAACAACAACCCCCAAGGCCATTGGAAGAAAATGATACCGACATACCAAGTTCAGACGATCTCCCGTTTTAAAAATTATTAACCAGCCACCCTTTCGCTGAGAAAAAAGAAAATAACTAGGCTAGAGTATCGTGAAGGGGTGGCATAAAAAAAATAATATGACTTCACAAACCAAATTATTCAAAGGACTAAACAAGTACTTTTCTGACTTGGAAGATTATGAGTTTAGCATCCATTGCGACGAATGCAGGAATGAAAAATTAAAATACTTACGCACAACTTCAAATAACGAGGTTCATTGGTGCGAAAAATGCGAAAGAGAACAAATAACACCTATTAAACCTAACGAAGATAATTATTAATTATGACAAGAGAACAACAATACAATGAGGAGGCTTACTGGTTTGTTCGTTGCTGCCAATTAAGAGTAGAGAATAGACGTTTAAAAGCACACATCGAAGAGCTTGCGGGTACTGATGCACTAAAATTAAAGCAAGAAAATTC